ATTATATTGAATATTACAGCGATGGGACTAAACTATACAAGATTAATAGTTTTATTCGCGATGTTGCAAATAACAAAATATTGTGACAATGACCGATGACATTCTTGCGTGGTGCGAGAATTATTTAGAACCCAAAAATAAACATCTAGGTAACGTACCTGTGTGCCCGTACGCAAAACGTGCGCGACTTGGTAAGACCTACCGCATACTCGAGTGTACTAACTTTGCAGAGTTTCAAGATACAATTATAGAAGGTGCTAAAATTGCAAAAGAAAAAGATGTGCAAATTGCAATCGTTGCTTGCGATGACATTGGTTATACTCCAGAAGAACTAGCTTCAGTAATAGATATTTTAAACCGTGTTTTAGTACCGCAAGACATTTATCTAATGTGCTCACATCCTGAAGACGATGAAGAGGAGGAAGACGTAGAGTTTTTGGACACAGGCGACTGGGAACCAGCAAATTCTTTTATGATGGTGCTAATACAAAAGTTTGACGAACTAGAAAAAGCTAGTGACAATTTACGCAAGACTGGTTATTATGACCACTGGCCTGAGGATTATTACAAGGGCACAGTGTTAAAACGACAATCTTATAGGAGATATCGACATGATGGGAATGAAAAAACGAGTTAAGAAAAAAGGTGGCGGCTCTGCAATGAAGAAACGTGTTCTGAAAAGAGGCGGTGGTTCTGCTATGAAGAAACGTGTTCTGAAAAGAGGCGGTGGCTCTGCTATGAAAAAACGTGTTAAGATGCAAAAAGGTGGATTTCCTGACTTAACAGGTGATGGTAAAGTTACTCGTAAAGATGTTTTAAAAGGACGCGGCGTTAAACTAAAACGTGGTGGCTCTGTAAAGAACAAGTAATTATTGATTTCAGGGGACAATAATGGCTGCTTGTAAGCATTGCGAGCACGAATGCCACTGTGGTAATGGTGGTTCGTGTAGAACGGTCGAGTGTGACTGTATCAATTGCGAACACAACCCACTTGATGAATTTTGGAAACAACTAGGGAAAGAAGATGCCGCTAAATACAAAAGTAAAAAAAGCTATGGTAAAACTAAATAAACTGCTATATTCTGTGTTAGTATTAATACGGGTAATAAAAGGGTGATTTAATGGCAATAAGAGACATGAGAAATGGTCTAGGTGGTTTACCTCAAGGTAAAATGATGGCTGCTGGTGATGACGAAATGAGAGTACCAACAGACATGATAGATGATCCAGGTGGAATGTTTGATACAGATCCAATTGAGCTAAGAGAAGAACTTGATCGCGAAGGCACACTAAGAACTGCAGCAATGGAAGATCCAATGCTTGGTTTAGTTATAGAAGCTTATGATATGTTAAAAGATCAAGGACAACTCCCTAATGAATATCTTGGACCACAAGGTTTAGAAAAGTTTATTACGATTGAAGGCGAAAGAATTATTCAATCTATGCAACAACGAAATGAAGGTGCAGGAATAGCATCATTAAGGGCGTAACATGCCAATAGACAGAGATATGCCTCTAAAAGAACAAATGAAGTTCGACATTAGAGCACAAGAAGTAGAATTCAACGAAGGTGATCCACAGTTAGACGCTGATGGTGGTGCAACTATAAATTTTGGTCCGGCCCAATCAATGATGGGTGGACATAATGAAAACTTAGCTGAACAATTAAGTGATGGTGATCTTGATGTAATAGCAAGAGAACTTTCTGATGCCTATGATGGTGATAAAGAATCACGTGGTGATTGGTCATCGACTTATGCTGAGGGGTTAGATCTACTTGGAATGAAGTATGATGATCGTACATCCCCCTTTCCTGGAGCATCAGGTGTATCACACCCTTTACTTGCAGAATCAGTTACACAGTTTCAAGCACAATCATATAAAGAATTATTTCCTGCCGGTGGCCCTGTAAAAACACAAATCATGGGAGCAACTAACCCACAAGTTGAATCTCAATCGAGCCGTGTTAAAGAATTTATGAATTTCCAACTCACCCACGTCATGGAGGAATACGAGCCCGAACTTGACCAAATGCTATTTCACCTACCCTTGTCAGGTTCGGCGTTCCGTAAAGTTTATTTTGATAATACATTAGGTAGACCTGTTGCTAAATTTGTATCCTCAGAAGATCTAGTAGTTCCTTACGATTCAACAGACTTAATGACATGTTCTAGAATTACCCACGTTGTAAAAATGATGGCCAACGATCTACGGAAGTTTCAAGTTACAGGATTTTACCGTGATGTAGAAGTTGGCAATCCACCAGATGATGATCCAAGCGAAGTACAAGAAAAAATAGATGAGATATCTGGTAAGAAAAAAGTTTACACAAAAGATGACATTTATACTTTGTTGGAAATTCATACTAACTTAGACCTTCCAGGTTATGAAGATGCCAATGAGGCAGGCGAAGAAACTGGAATTAGTTTACCGTATATTGTAACTATTGAAGATAATTCCAATAAAATTTTATCTATAAGGAGAAACTGGGCTGAAGGTGACCCACTTAAAATTAAAAAACAATATTTCGTACATTATAAATTTTTGCCAGGTCTTGGCTTTTATGGTTTTGGTCTTATTCATATGCTTGGTGGTCTCACAAAAACCGCAACCTCTGTATTACGACAGCTTATCGACGCAGGCACACTCGTCAACTTACCAGCCGGCTTTAAAGCTCGTGGGCTTAGAATACGTGATGATGATCAGCCATTAGTACCAGGTGAGTTTAGAGATGTTGATGCACCTGCAGGGGATATTGCATCTTCACTAATTACTCTACCTTACAAAGAACCATCACAAACTTTATTTAACTTATTAGGTTTTGTAATTGACAGTGGTAAATCATTTGCTGCTGTTGCTGATATGAAACTTGGCGAAGGTAATGAAGTTAATCCTGTTGGTACAACTATGGCATTACTAGAGCGTGGAATGAAAGTTATGTCTGCGATTCATAAAAGAATGCATTCAGCTCAAGGAAAAGAATTTAAATTACTTGCACAATTATTTGCAGAAACATTACCACCAGTTTATCCATATCAAATTGTTGGTGGTAACCAAGCTGTTAAAGCACAAGACTTTGATGCACGTATTGATGTAATACCTGTATCTGATCCAAATATTTTTTCAGTTACACAACGTGTAACACTTGCTCAACAACAATTACAATTAGCACAAGCTGCACCTGAAATGCATAACGTACATGAAGCTTATAGAAGAATGTATGAAGCAATGGGTGTTCAAAATATTGAAGCAATGTTACCTCCACCTCAAGAACCACAACCAAAAGACCCAGCAACAGAAAATGCTGAGATGCTTGCAGGTATGCCGGCACAAGCGTTTCAAGGACAGAATCATGATGCTCATATCGAAGCACACTTTGCTATGATGCACAGTACAATTGTAAAACAAAGTCCGGTTGTAATGGCAAACTTACAAGCTCACATTATGCAACACATATCACTTAAAGCTCAAGAATCAGTACAAGCAGAAGTTCAACAACAAATGCAACAGATGCCTCCTGAGCAACAACAAATGATGCAACAACAAATGATGATGGAAATGCAGTCACGAGTTGCAGAGCGAGAGTCAGAACTTATTGCAGAGTTTGTAGCAGAGTACGAAGATTTACTTAAAGATTCTGCGGCTGATCCATTAATTGATTTAAAACGTGATGAGCTAAAAGTTAGAGAACAAGATATGGTTAGAAAAGGTAAAGAAGCTAATCAGAAACTTGGTCTTGAGAAAAGAAAACTAGATACTAATACTAAAGTTGATCGTGAAAAAATTGATCAACAAAAAGATGCTGTCGCAATTAGATCAGCTATTGCTGCTGAGAAATTAGAAAAAGATTCTATCAATAGAGTCATGGACAAAGCAGAAAAGATTACAGCTAACATGGAAAAAACTACAGCAAACATTATGAAGCCAAACGGCGGAGCTAAGTAGTGGCTTGGGGTGGTGGACATCATAGCGATGGTCCTGCTAGTTCTAGTTCTAGTTCTAGTTCTAGTTCTAGTTCTAGTGGAGG